ACCTTGCGCCCACAAAAGTATGACGTTGGCGGCATGGTGCTATCGCCGTACGAGATGCAAGCCGAGATGATCACACGCGGTGGCGAGCCCTCACGTCTGAGCATGCGCGACTACCTAAGAGCCGCAAAGAAGGGCGCGGGTCGGGCGATGGACAAGATCGGCGGCAGCAAGGCCGCAAGGTTCGGCACCAAGGTGCTCGAGCGCGCGATGCCACCCGTTGGCGCGGCGATGACCGCGATGAGCGCTCACGACACAGGCAAAAGACTCTCAAAGGGTGACTACCCGGGTGCCGCAATGTCCGGCGCGATGACAGCGCTCGACGCTGCCTCCATGATGCCAGTTGTCGGTATGATCCCGGGCGCAGCGTCCGCGGGACTTGGCATGCTACAAGAAATGTACGACGAGCGCGAGGCTAAGCACCGTCCGCAGTACGAGTACTCAGAGGACCAGGCGACACCTGGTTACAGATCAGTCATGGAAGGTTACAAATAATGGCCCAGCAACCGCAGCTGCCAATTCAGCAGGGTAACACCCTCGGCGCGCTAGATCTCAAGTCCCGCGAGGACGAAGAGATAGCGCTCATGCAAGAGGAAGAGATCGAGCACATCGAGGACGTTCTTGATCTTGATCCAGGCCAGGCAGAGGAGGAGCTCATCGAGCTGGAGGACGGCTCGGTCGTTGTTAACTACAAGCCCACCGAGGGCCCGCTAAAAGACCCCGACTTCTACGCCAACCTCGCAGAAGAGTTGGACGAGGACGTGCTGGAGAACCTCTCGAACGACTACCTGGAGTTCATCAAGATCGACCAGGAGGCTCGCAAGGAGCGCGACAAGCAGTACGAAGAGGGAATTCGCAGAACAGGACTCGGCCACGACGCACCCGGCGGTGCGACGTTTGATGGCGCGTCAAAGGTTGTGCACCCGGTCATGGCGGAGGCGTGCGTTGACTTCGCAGCGTCCAGCGCGCGTGAGTTGTTGCCACCCGAGGGCATTGTCAAGTCCGAGATCAAGGGCGAGGCAGACCGCAAGCAGGTAGACACCGCGGATCGCAAGGTCCAGTTCATGAACTGGCAGCTCACCGAGCAGGTAGAAGAGTTCCGGGACGAGATGGAGCAGATGCTCACACAGATCCCGCTGGGTGGTTCGCAGTACCTGAAGTGGCGGTACGACACAGACCATCGCCGTCCAACGTGCGAGTGGATCCCGATCGATAACATCCTGCTCCCGTACTCGAGCACGAACTTTTACACGTCGCCGCGTATCACAGAGATCCAGGACATCACCGAGGACACGTACGAGCAGCGCGTTGAGCAGGGATACTACCGCGACGTTGCGGTGTACGTGGTTGACGAGATGGAGCTGGAGAAGCAGACCCGCTCCGCCAAGGCCAACGACAAGGTCGAGGGCAAGGACGCACCGTCCAAGAACATCGACGGCATCCGCCGCGTGTACGAGGTAACCTGCTTCTTGCGTCTGAGCGACGACAAAGAAACAGACGGCGCACGCGCGCCCTACATTATGTCCATCGACGAGACCACCAACAAGGTGCTCTCGCTCTACAGAAACTGGGAGGCTGGCGATGATCGTCGCGCGAAGATGGATTGGATGGTTGAGTTTAAGTTTATTCCTTGGCGCGGCGCTTATGCCATCGGTCTACCTCACCTCATTGGTGGGCTTAGCGCTGCTCTTACTGGCTCTTTACGTGCCCTACTTGATGCAGCGCACATTAACAACAGCCAGACAATGCTTCGGCTCAAGGGAGGGAGAATCTCCGGACAGAGCGACAAGATAGAACCCACACAGGTTCTTGAGATCGAAGGTGCCCCCGGCGTGGATGACATCCGCAAGTTGGCTATGCCGTTGCCGTTCAACCCGCCGTCAACTGTACTGTTTAATTTACTTGGTTGGCTTACCGACGCCGCGAAGGGCGTTGTTACGACGGCCGAGGAGAAGATTGGCGACGCAAACGCTAACACGCCAGTGGGCACCACCCAGGCACTAATCGAGCAGGGCGCGAAGGTATTCTCGAGCATCCACGCCCGCCTTCACAGGGCGCAGGCAAAATCACTTAAAGTTCTTTCTCGTATCAACTACTGGTACTTGGAGGAGATGGACAACCAGTCGGGGACGGAGATTGAAATCCGCGACTTCGCGTCCAACAATGACGTGCGACCGGTCTCCGACCCGAACATATTCTCGGAGACACAACGACTCGCGCAGGCACAGGCTGTGTTGCAGATGGCTAACTCTGCCCCACAGATGTACGACCTTCGGGCTGCACACCGGAGGGTTTTGAAGCAGCTAAAAGTACCGGCCATCAACGAGATCTTGCCAGATCCAGAAGGAATCAAGGAGTCAAACCCTGCCCTGGAGAACGTTGCAATGTCCATGGGTCGCCCCGCGGCGGCCTACCCAGGTCAGGATCACTTAGCGCACATCAAGGTACACTTGGCGTATGCTCAAGACCCCAACTATGGTGGCAGCCCACTCATTGGCCCCGCATTCGCGCCGCACGCGCTGGAGCACATCAAGCAGCACCTAACGCTACACTACCTGCAGTCCATGCGCGCGTACGTCGCGGAGGCATCCGGCGGCGAGGACAAGCTGAAGCTACTCGAGGAGCGTCCGCTCACCCTGGAGGATCAGCAGGCGCTGTCCCTGGCCGCGGAGATGGTCTCACAGGACGCACAGGATACATTCCAGGCCGCGCAGCCGGCGATCCAGCAGCTCGCGCAAAAGGTTCAGCAGGCGCAGCAGGCGAAGATGGAGCAGCTAGCCGCACAAGACCCAACCGCGCAGGTCATACTCAAGACGCAGATGGCGGAGACCCAGCGCAAGTCGCAGGAGGCGCAGGCAAAGCTCCAGCAGGAGATGGCCAAGCACCAGCAGGACTACCAGCTCAAGGTGGCGGAGCTCGAGCGCAAGGTTCAGGAGCTGGTGACCAAGTTCCAGACGGAGAACCAGATCAACGACCAGAAGAACTCAACCACGATCGCGCTCGCGAACATCAACAACGCGTCAAAAGAGCGCGTCGCCACGTTCCAAGCCGGGGTGCAGGTGGACTCGATGCAGGCCCAGCTCGCGCACGAGCAGAACATGTCCGCGATCGACGCGATCAACATGGCGGACGCGGACATGAGAAAGCACGGCATACAGGCGGAGCGGGAGGCGTTCATGCAGCAGGCCCAGGCAACGCAGCAGGCGATAGACGCCCAGCAGGCCCAGAAAAACCAGATGATGGACATGGAGCACCAGGCGCGTATGGCCGCGATGCAGAACCAGCAGGGTATACAGAACAAGATGATGGACCAGCAGCAACAGATGAACATCGAGCAGATGAGAGCCGGTGGGATTACCAAGAGACCAACCAAAAGGGAGAAGTAAATGGCAGACAACAACCTACAAGGATTCCGTCAGACGTACCAAGAGACGGGCAAGCTATCGAGCGGCGGCGGCCCCGACAACAAAAGGCTAGACGCGGGCGCGTCCGGGTCACACCGCGACAACAACTGGAAGCGTGGCGCCGCACAGGCCAAGACTGCCAACGCCAAGCCGGTCGGGCCCTACAACAACCTCAAGGGCACCAGCGGATCGCTCTACTAAAATTTTAGGGGCGTAATCTCTATTTTCCTGCATATGTTGTTATATGCGGGACTTAATAACCGAAATTATCCGTCGCGTAGGCGACGAGGTCAGACTGGTGGACTCCACGCTCTGTACGGGCGTTGGGATCCACAACCACGAGCAGTACAAGAACCTGCTCGGTAAAAAAGAAGGCCTGCAACGGGCCCTGGACGAGATCAACCTGATCCTGTCCGAAACTGAAGAGGCTGAATAGCCTAAGAAAGGAGTGCCGAATGGCATTTGATGTTAACAAGAAGGACGAGCCAGATCTACGCACGGAGGCGGAGTGCTTCCCGGACATAGACCCTGGCATTGACGTCGCGGGCGACCGTGTTCTGGTGCAGCTACGACGCGAGAAGACAACGAGCAAGGGCGGGATCATCCTGGTAGACGAGACCAAGGCGACACTCAGGTTTAACGAGACGGTCGCGAAGGTTAGGCAGATTGGATCCCTGGCGTACAAGAGCCCTGACACGTTAGAGCCATGGCCCGAGGGTCCCTGGTGTAACGTCGGAGATCTTGTGAGCACGATCAAGTACGGCGGAGACCGATTCGTGGTTAACCCGGACGATGATGGCGCCCCGGTGGTGTTCATCACCATACAGGCGCGAGAGATCATCTCCAAGATCCGCAGCTTTGAGCACGCCCAGCGCATGAAGGCGTTCGTTGACTAAAACTTTGTAGAAAGTGGAACATGGCAGAAAAAGACGAGAAGGACCTCCCAATTAGGGAGCAAGAGGATGGCACGGTACTGGTCGCCGTGGAAGAGGACAAGGATCCCTTTGAAGATCAGAAGAAGAACGAGAAGGCGTCCGACGACGGGGCTGATTCCGACGACAAGGACGACGATGAAGACGACGACTCCGAGTCCAGCCAGGCGGCTGACAACTCTTCAAAGGGCGACGATGAAGAGAATGACGAGGACCGAGAGAGAATTCGCGAGGCCCGTCGTGAGGAGAGGAAGCTCAAGAAAGAGCTTGCCAAGCAGCGTGAGGCGTCTTCTAAGCACAAGATAAGCTCGCTTGAGCGCAGGAATGAGGAGCTAGCCCGACGGCTGGCGGCGGTGGAGAGCACCGCGGCTTCTTTCCAGTTCGCTCAGGTGGACAAGGCGATCGACGACGAGACAACCCGCGTCGAGTACGCAAAGATGAAGCTGTTACAGGCCGCGCAGGCGAACGACGCCGCGGCCCAGGTGGAGTACCTGGAGCTACTACAGGAGTCAAAGAACCGGCTCTCCCAGGTGCAGGCCTACAAGAAGCAGCAGATCGAGAACGCGAAGCGTCCAAAGCAGAACGTTCCCGATCCGGTGTCCGAGGCGGTGCGCGAGAACGCAGAGTCTTGGATGAACAAACACAAGTGGTACGATCCACAGGGGCGGGACACGGACAGCCGTATCGCCAAGGTGATCGACCAAGAGCTCGCCGCCGATGGGTGGGAGCCCTCGGACCCAGAGTACTGGGACGAGCTGGACAGCAGATTAGCATCACGTTTACCTCACAGGTATGCGGCCAAGGGCGCCTCAAAGCGCACCAACCCGGCACCGTCTGGGCGGTCGTCGAATCCGGGAGCGGGACCATCCGGGACGACGTTCACGCTCTCACGTGAGAGGGTTCAGGCGATCAAGGACGCTGGGGCGTGGGATGACCCGTCAAAGCGAAACCAGATGATCAAAGCATACGCGTCATACGACAGACAAAACAAGGGGTAAAAAATGGCTAATACAAGAATCAAGCGTGACTTAGATGACCGTCTTCAGGATCGTGTCAAAGAAGTCAAGGAACGGAATACCGCGAACGCGGGTGATATTGAGCGCAGAGAAAGGCTGGAGGCCTTTCGTGATAAGTGGGCAAATAGTGCGCTGCCCGAGATCTCCAAGGATGCTATCCCTGGATTTCACCTGTGCTGGTTGAGCACCACAAACCAGTACGACAGTATCGACAAACGATTAGCACTAGGCTATGAGCCGGTGAAAGCCGCGGAGTTAGGCAATGGCTTTGAATCACTGGGCAAGATGAGTTCAGGCAAGTTTGAAGGCTGTGTTAGTTGTAACGAGATGGTTCTCTTCAAATTACCAGAAGAGGTCTACCAGGAGGTTATGAAGATGCTCCACCTAGAAGATCCGTTGGAGCACCAGCGTAACATCACATCGGCGGTTCGTGGTAACTCGCAAGAGTCCAAGGGCGGACGATCAATCCTGGAAGGCGGTATTTTGGAAATGGAAAAAGAGGCCGCAAAAGCCAAAACGAACATTCGTTTTGAATAACATTCTTCAACAAACAAAGGAAAACTAATGGCAACGACATTAAAACCCTTTGGTCTGAAGCCCGTGTACCACCCCAGCGGTCTTGATCGTGCGACTCCTTTTGTCGGCACGAACAGCTTTATCGCTGGCACCACGTACACCGCACCGTACTCGCTAACCGCTGGTCAGTCTTTCTTCCAGTTCCAGCCAGTAGGGCTTACAACATCAGGCCAATTGACCATTGCCGCATCGGCGTCCGCTTCCGGCTCCGTATTCGGCGTATTTGACGGCGTGGAGTTCACCGACTCCCAAGGACGTCGCTCTGTGGCTAAGGGCGCATCCAAGGCAACCTTGGACGCTTCCACGGACATCATCTTCTGGATCTTCTCAGATCCTGAGTTGGTGTACGAGGCGCAGGTCAACGGCTCCGCCACAACGGCAGCCATTGGCTCACAGTACAACTTTGAGACCGCTACCGGGCTGACCCCCGCGAGTGGAACATCCATCGGCAACGGTGGCGCGTTCTTCTCAACTTGCGCTCTGAACGACACAGCAGTTGCTAACGGAGCACAGGGCCAGGTCCGTGTTGTTGGTTTGGGACGTGAGGTTGCTTACCCCACGGGCGAGTTAAACGCTTGGGGTGACACCTACACGATTGTTCAAGTCAAGATTGCGAACAACACGTTCGTATATCCCAAGGCTTCGGTCTAATTAACGAAAGAAAGGATTAAGCAATGGCAACCCCAATGCGTAGTACCGACTTTCGTGCGGTAGTCGAACCGATTATCAACGAAGTCTTTGATGGTGTATACAAGCAGCGTGACGACGAGTGGAAGGGTTTCGTAAGCGAGATCCAAGGTATTCCACGTAACTATCACGAAGAGGTAATGCTCTACGGTATGAACGCAGCTCCCGCCATGCCCGACGGAACCCCGGTTTCGTACGATCAGGGTGGTACGCTGTACATCAGCCGATTCATTTATCAGATCTACGGCCTGGCATACGCCCTGACCAAGGTTCTGATGGAAGACGGCGATCACATCCGTATCGGCAGCACCTTCGCCAAGCACCTGGCTCAGTCCATGATTGAGACCAAGGAAACGCTTTGCGCTAACCTGTTGAACTTTGCCTTCACAGCCGGCTACGTCGGTGGCGATGGCGTCACGCTCGTTAACACCGCTCACCCGGTAGCTAACGGCTTGACCTACAGCAACGCGCTCACAACCGCCGCCAACCTCTCGCAGACCTCGGTCGAGCAGATCCTTATTCAGATCCGCTCCGCGATTGACAACAACGGCAAGCGTATCCGCCTGAAGGCAGAGCAGTTGGTTGTTCCTCCCGCGCTCGAGTTCCAGGCTGAGGTTATCCTCAAGTCTGTTCTCCGCTCCGGAACCGCCGACAACGATCTGAACCCAATCAAGTCGACCGGAATGCTCCCCAAGGGTACGCACGTCGTAACCCGTCTGAGCTCCAGCAAGGCCTGGTGGGTACAGACCGACGCAGAGAATGGTCTCATGCTCGTAATGCGCCGTCCCATGGAGAAATCCATGGAAGGTGACTTCGAGACTGACTCCATGCGCTACAAGGCCACCGAGCGCTACGCGACCGGCTGGCACGATGCCCGTAACATCTACGGCACGGCAGGCGTCTAAGTAGTCAGCAGCAAGAAGAGCCCCAGAGTGACCCTCTGGGGCTTTTTTATTGCTTTTTGTGCATAGGTAGTCATAGGAAGATTCACCCCGTCTGACCGCCCCTCTCTTCCTGGCGGACGGCTTAGCGACAGCCGGGGAAACCTCTAAGCAAGGAAAATAACATGTCAACGACATTTACCGGCCCAATTCGGATCGGAACACGCCAAACCACCAGCAACGACGGCACCATCTCCACCAGCAACTACGGCGCGGCGGTATGCTCACGCCAGGTAGCGATCGTGGCAGGCGCCGCGGCAACCATCGTAATCCCCGCAGGATCTATCATTCACAGCATCACCGCCTACTTAAACGTAGTCGGGGCAGCATCCCGCGCCCTTTCGATCGTTGGCGGTGGCACAACCACAGCGCTTGGTACGATCACCACCACAGCGCTCGGCCAGATCTCCCCCACGTTAACGGGCTCTGCCGCTGTTGCTAACCGGCTCGCCAACGTTGGAACGTCAGACGCCACGGTTACCCTGGCATCTGAGGCAGCATCCGCTGGGGTTCTGTCCGTGGTTTACACAGACCGCAACGCTGACGGCACGATCACCCCGACGGGCGAAGGCTTCACTAACAACTAATTGGAGAACCATCATGCGTCAAACAACCGTGACCGCTGATGGGGCCGGAGCCACCCCCGCGGTGGTTCTGGATCAGTACCAGAACCCGTTCAGCGTATCGTACGCAAAGACGGGATCTGGCACTGTCCAGGTCTCTCTTACCGACCCGTATCCCGTTGTAAACGGCGACTTCACAACCGCCTCCTTCACCTGGGTAACAGCCCCAACAACGTCCCCCAACGCCGCCGGTTTTATTGGGCAGCCGTACCGTGCCATTCGTCTGAGTGGCGGCGCGTCGGGCGACACGCTCACCGTGGTCCAATCCGGTGTTAAGGGCTAGTAGTGTCCGTATACCTCGACACTAGGGGTAATTCTGTCCTGTCTGTGGCGATCTGCGATCGCTGCAACAGGAAATTTCCGTACGTCGACCTCAAGCCCGATCCCAACTTCCCCGGGATGCGGGTTTGTGAGGTTGACCTTGACAATTTTGATCCGTGGCGTCTACCAGCTCGCCAAACGGAAAACATCGCGCTAAGATTCCCAAGACCAGACCAGAGCGTCGCAACAGGCCCCGTCGGCGGCAGACAGCTGCAGACACAGGGCGCGCCCAACGAGGCTGGCGACTCCTTCTTCATAGACCAGACACCCGAGCAGCAGCGCACCGCGGGCGAGTCTGGCGACCTAACAGACTGATACCATGGCCGACCGTTCGATATCACAACTACCAGTAGCCGGTCCCCTGACCGGCAACGAGCTCGCCGTTGTCGTTCAGAACGGCATCACCAAGCAGACACAGACACAGGACCTCGCGAACCTTGGAGGCCCAACAGGCCCCACGGGCGCGGTCGGACCAACCGGTCCGACTGGGTGGACGGGGCCAACCGGACCACTAGGCCCAACCGGGCCCACGGGGCCAACCGGCGATCAGGGAGGCCCAGGACCCACAGGACCAACCGGGCCAACCGGGGCCGGAGACACAGGACCAACGGGGCCAACAGGACCCGCTGGAGGACCCACGGGACCAACCGGGGCCACCGGACCAACAGGGCCCACCGGCACGACTGGCTCGGCGGGTGCTACAGGACCCACCGGGGCGACAGGCTCAGCCGGCGCTACGGGAGCTACTGGCGCTACAGGTGCCACGGGAGCAACAGGCGCAACTGGCGCTACGGGAGCGACTGGAGCCTCTGGTGCCACAGGTGCTACGGGAGCAACAGGAGCCACCGGGGCGACAGGCCCCGCTGGCGCAACGGGCGCTACTGGCGCCACAGGAGCGACGGGTGCTACTGGACCAACTGGCAGTGCTGGTGCGACGGGGGCCACAGGCGCAACGGGCGCCACGGGTGCCACAGGACCAACGGGCGCAACCGGCGCAACAGGCGCCACGGGACCCACAGGACCAACCGGGGACACTGGACCGACAGGCGCGACCGGACCAACCAGCGACACAGGACCCACAGGACCAACCGGAGACACAGGACCCACAGGGCCAACCGGTGCGACAGGACCCACAGGGCCAACAGGAGCCGCAGGGGACATCTACTCCACCAGCTCCGTAACCGCGCTGACCATCTCCGTAGGGTCGAAGACATTCGGCGTGGGTCAGGGCCTGGCGTACATCCCAGGCCAGCAGATCGTTATCGCGCACGACGCGAACAATTTAATGAACGGCGTCGTGGACTCGTACAACACCTCCACGGGTGTTATGACCGCGACCGTGTCATCAATCGCAGGGTCGGGCACGTACACGTCATGGGACGTTAGCCTCTCTGGCACACCAGGACCCCTCGGACCCACCGGGGCAACCGGGCCAACCGGTCCAACGGGAGACACAGGACCAACAGGTCCCACCGGAGCTAACGGCGCCACCGGGGCTACAGGGCCAACCGGAGCGACAGGGCCGACTGGTGACATAGGACCGACCGGTCCCACAGGAGCGACGGGGCCAACAGGAATTACAGGGCCCACCGGCGCGACAGGGCCGACGGGCGACGCGGGTCCGACAGGTCCCACCGGCGCTAACGGAGCCACAGGCGCGACAGGGCCAACCGGAGCCACCGGACCGACGGGTGACGCGGGACCGACAGGCCCAACCGGGGCTAACGGCGCAACAGGGGCGACAGGGCCCACAGGGGCAACCGGCCCAACCGGCGACACTGGACCAACGGGACCGGCTGGCACGTCGACAGGTCTGACGCTATTCTTAGACGGCGCGACCGCAACCGGGCCGCAGGCCTACGACCTACTGGTTGTGCCGAACACCGGCGCGCAGACAGTCCTATCCATCGCGACAAACTCAAGCACGGCAACACTTCTCGGGTCGTTCGTGACCGCGGTCGGCGTTCCTAACAACACCTCATTCGTGGGCGGTCTCTGGGAGCTGTACGCCTGGATGAACCACCAGTCGGGTGGGAGCAACTTCAGGTTCTGGACCGTCATCAAAGAGGTCGCGTCCGATGGAACCACGGTGCTGCAAACCTTGGCGAGTGGTAACTACTCCGGCGGAACGGCCGTCTCTACATCCACCCCGTTGCTGTGCGAGTACGACCTGTTCGTGCCAACCTCCACGCTCGCGTCCACGAGCAGCCGCATACTCGTAGAGGTATACGTCCAGTCGCAGTCCGGCACACCGACAGCGTCCTTGAACATGCGCGACGACACTCAGTCGCACATCGTGACTACGATCGCGTTCAACGTCGCGGGACCAACAGGACCAACGGGAGCCACCGGGGCGACTGGGGCCACGGGAGCAACCGGCGCAACCGGAGCCACGGGCGCGACGGGCCCCACGGGGGCAACTGGAGCTACGGGCGCAACTGGACCGACAGGCCCAACCGGAACCGGGGCCACAGGCCCGACGGGCGCAACAGGTCCAACAGGGCCCACGGGAGTTGGGCTGCCAACGGGCGGGACCACGAACCAGGCCCTGCTCAAGGTTGATGGGACCAACTACAACGTCTACTGGGGCGACGCCGCGCTCATCGCGTTCATAAACAGCTTCACCGCGCCACAGCGCGGATCTGTCACCGTCGCGAACACGGGCGCGTTCGACCTTAGCCTGACGAACAACTTCATATGCACGCCGACCGGCA